GACGTACGATGAAAATAGTGAACTTAAAGTGTGTGATAAAAATAAAGCCGGTGTATTGAACCCGGAAACTAAAAAAATTACCTGCCTTAAAATCGGCGTTTTAAATGTGCAAAGGTGTAAAACGGGACAAACACTGAAAGTGTTTGCCTTTTTAATTCATTTATCGGTAACGTTGCCCTTTTACGATTTTATGGTACGCTTAAAAAGCGTACCATTTTAAATCTTCAAGGGTGTAATTATATTATATTATGAAGACAATAAAAAAAATAATGCATCAAAAAAAGTCAAATAGTTCAAAAACAAAAAAGAAATTTTTGTATAATCCTAATAATCCAAAAAAATCATTTGATGTCTATATAGATAAAAATCCAAAAGACACAATTCATATTAAATATACAACAACTCAAGATGTAAAGAATACTATTGATAAACTTGAAAAATTGTATAAAAATAAAAAATATAGTCATAAACGTATATGGCAAGTAGGTATGATTATGAAAGTTCGTTTAGAAGTATTACGAAAAAAAAAACCAGAACAATATACTCTATCAAAAAAATATTTTGATTTTTTAGGAAATAGAACAAAATTAGATAACACAGCACGCTATAAAACTATATTCAAATATTAGGTGTACACAACGGCGTTTAAATTGATAAAAGTTGTAATAAAAATATTTTAATTTATATACAGAATATAGAATGCGTACCTTGCGAAAAAAAAATTACCATAAAAAAACTATACGTAAATATTATGGTGGAAAAGTGTCGGCTTCATTGTCTGCGTTTGAAAGCAATATCGCATGTAAATTTCTAGAGATGTTAAATACCATTAAATTGTATCACTGGAAAACACATAGTTACGCAACACACAAAGCAACAGACGAATTATATGTTACTTTAGGTGAACACATTGACAAATTTATTGAAATTCTACTTGGCAAAGAGCAGAACCGAATTAAATTAAGAACAAAACATATTGCACTCAAAGATATTACTAATGAACAAGAGTTCAAGAGAGAAATCAACGGGTACAAGACATTTTTGGTCGGACTAAATAATAATAAGACGCTTAACACGAGTGGAATGACCAATAGTGATCTTTTTAGTATTCGTGACGAGATTTTAGGAGATTTAAACCAATTTCTTTACCTATCTACTTTCAAATAAGTTGAATCTAGTAGAATTACGGAAATACATATATAATGAAAATTTAATATATGTATTTTATTTATAATGCTTCCCGCACCGAGAAATAATATATTTCCAGAATTACTTACAACTACGAGTTCAAGATTAGATTCTGCTTCCACGGATGGTGGTATGTTTTCTTCATGGTGGAGTTCAATATTCATTTTTTTATTGTTAGTGATTTTAGGATTCGGTATTTATTTTTATTTAGCAAAAGGCGCTCAAACTACAAATGGTGAGAGTTTACCTATTTGGAAATATTTGTTATCATTCTTTAATTATATTAGTATTGATGATACGTCATCAGATTCTAGTTCAAGTGATGATGAAGATAATACAACCTTATCAAAATCTGATTCTGATCCAAACCCTAGCGACACACAACCTAGCGACCCACAACCAAACGATCCGCATGCAACAACAAATGCCGATGCATCACCTTCTATGGCAACTACATCTAAACTAACGCCCGCACAAGCTGCTCCTGATCCACACGTTGCAGATAATGTGCAAAATTCCGCATTGAACCGAGCGTTGAACATATCAAAACCACAAGAATTATCCAAACAAGATTATGTTGCATCCGATTCTTATGAAAGCACACAACAAAACAAAGCGGGATGGTGCTATATTGGAAGCGATCAAGGATTCCGAAGTTGTAGCCAAGTCGGTGAAGCAGATACGTGTGTGTCAGGCAATATTTTTCCAACACAAGATATATGTGTGAATCCTAGTTTGCGAACATAAATTTGTAGTTTACTGGAAATTTATTACCGCTATTTGTCATAACATAGCGACGTCTAGGATAATACGTTGGCAATGAGTCATTGTAACACAACTGGACAATAGGTCCAGGAACATCTGACGCAGAAGTAGGATTACAATTACTACGTTCTTCAGAGGTAGATAAAATTTGCCCAGTACAGATATCTTCTGATATAGTACAAATTAAAGTACCCCCGTCGGGAATAACTACTGGAGGAATAGGAGTTGGTGGAGGATTAATAACAGGTAGCACTGGGATAATAATTGGATCTACTGGTTTATTAGGTAATATAGGAAATGGTCCATAAGTACCGGGTATTGGCGGCCCAGTAGGAGTGACATAAATAGGACATCTGTTTGTGTACGCATCAGTGATTCCTAACTGACTATCAGTTAATTGCATCGATGTACTACTTCTATTTGGGTTCGTAGGCAATGTTCGAGGTATTGTTGGTATTATAGGTTCCGGACATGTAATAGGGATACCATTAGCAGAAGCACCGCCATCTAGGTAAATCGTTTTATAATTTACACGCTTTAAACTTTGTGTATTTGGTATAGTAGTTGTGACAGATTGTGATGCCCAAGATGTATTACGATTTGTCCACTTTCCCTTGGCGATTTGTGAATAACGCTGGTTTTTTGTAATATTACTACTATTTTTTTTATATTGAAGAACATTTCCTTTGCTTAACATGGCGATAAGTTCAGCTTGTTCTTGTTTTGTGATATAACTATCACTTTCGGCAGAATCATCTGGACAAAATCCTTGAACGCGGCTCCAAACACGTGGTGGATTCGGAGGTAATCCATTAAATGCAAAGCAAGCCATTATATATAATAGATTATTTTCTTTGCACTAGCTTTCAACATAGCAATCATATTTTCATCAAAAAATATGATTCATCAAATATCATAAAATATTTCAGAGACAATTATGGGTTGTACATGTCTTGGTTGCCAAAAAAGTACCAACGTAATGACAAATAGTCGGGTTTTTTCGCGTCTAAATCACCAGCAGAACCATCAACCATTTTAAGAGTTGGTCCACGATTAAATAGTGCCATAATATTGGATGCAGACAACGAATAATTAAAATACCATAAATCAGAAACATATCCCGAAAATCCGCCATTTGCACAAAGCCATACATCGCCATAGTTTTGTTTGGGAACACCAACTAATATAATACTTTGTGTGATGACTCCGTTAATATAAACATCTAGTGTCGTATTTTTGCATCGGATGATAACATTTACCCACTTGTTTAATGGGATATCTGGAATGAGAACTTCTTGATTTATGTCATTATAAGTATTCATATTTATTGCAAGTGCGTTTGTATTTGGAGCGATATACAATCCAGGTGCGTTGTTAGGATACACTTTACCATCTGCGGCAATGTGTGATGGGTCGTCACCCTTATGGAATACATGTTTATAAACACCCGAATTATATGTCAAATCATCTATATAAATCCATACAGACCAAGTAAATTCAATACCTTGTTCCTCGTTTTGCGAACGTCCTATTGTTTTAGAACCTTTTACTGAAGGATCTTGACTAAACACTCTTAATTGTTTTGCTTCTTGCATTCCATCAATAAAATGTGGCGAACCATTTTGTGTAAATAGCCAACTGAGCAAGTTAATTCCTAAACCAAGTAATACTACAAATATAAAAAATGTCAATAATAAAAATGCAAATCGCGCAACTAAACTATTTGACTCTAAAAAATCTTTAGTTGCATATGGAATTGAACTTATTGAAAATTGATTATAGTTTGAAGTGTCACCGCGAAACATATCCATAATATATATATATATATAATTAGATATTATGAAAAGTTTTAATTTATATTGTAAATTGTGCCTTTTCTTGGTTGTCCGTTAATAATGACACTTTAACTTTATATTTACCAAATAATCCTGATAACAATCCTGCACCATAACCTTTCATATAAGTATCCCAGGCCATTTGGGGATTAGATGCATTGTTCCAGTATTGTAATTTACTTGTCCAGCCATTAAAACCTCCATTTGGAGTCAAATAAATGTTTGCATTTGACGATATCTTTGCGGTTCCAGGCAAAATACCCGTACGGACAAGTTTACCATCTATATAAACATCTAGAGTTCGTCCATATACACTAAAGAACAAGTTGACCCATTTTTGAATCGGAACATTCGCAATTTCTAAATTATGAACAATACCCTGCGTGGCAGTTGCAGCATTTGTATAGCATGTAACTGCAATATTCAAGTTATTTTCTTTTCCACCTAATACTACAAACGGACAAGGTTGTAAATCAGATAAACTTGGTGCGCTCAACAGACCAGTTCCACTTGTATTCCCGCTAGTACCGGCAGAACCGGCCATTGATTCTGTTTGTACCATTGCAGTATTAGATCGTCCTATAATAGTTTTTGGTTCGCCATATCGATAATTCCAATCATTAATATAGAACCAAACAGAGTATGTAAAGTTGCTAGAGTTCATATTATTAATCCCAACAGAAGTTGGGTTCACTACTGTCATAACATTACCGGCGGTAATTTGTGCATTTAACATATCTCGATCGGTTGCAATGTAACTATAAATAATATACAATAAAACTATGAACACAATAATCCATAAAATTGTTTGCCACTCCATATATAATATATATATCCATAAAAATATTTATTATAAGTTATATTTCTTAATTCTGTTTTTACGCTGACAAATGATAAAATAAAATAAATAACATGATCGTAATAAAATATTAGAGATATAAAGGTTGTAAAAGTTTTTACGAGTTACGCATATGTAATCATCTTCCAGAATCTAGATTTTTTTTTATAAGCTCTTTATTTGATGGGGCAAATGAACTTGTTGGCGGCGTATTATTTTTTGCCGAATTATACAAATATGAGATGCTATTTGCATCCAATGTGTGTTTATAATATACGACATTGCATATCGCACCATTTATTCCATCTGAAGACCCAATAGTCATTGTATCAAACTCCATATAGGGAACTATATTCTTTGCGGATTTTACAAGCTCTCCGTTATAAAATATATCTAGTATACCTCCGCTATAATTAATAAGAACATGATTCCATTTTTGTAACAAAACATTTTCTAATTTGTAAATAATTACATCTCCATTTTCATCCTTTTCCATATTTGTATCTTTTAATATTTTATCTTCAACATCCTTTAGCTTGGCAGTAACAATCATAGTATTACTGCTCGCATTGTACGATATTGTTGGCTTTCCACCATAACTAAAGACGGGAGTGAATTTACCATATGCCGCGCTTTTATTTGGAGCAACTGCGTCTATATATAACCACAATGAAATCGCATAATTATATTCATATAACGGATCAGGATCTTTTGCATCTATATCATTTAATGCAATGTATCCTGCAATGTTATATGGTTGACTCAAAACGAGTGATTCATTTACTAACATTTTTCCACCTTGATATATTGACTGGATCCATCCGATCAAATACGGAACAACATAATAGATCGTAATCAATAGAATGCCAATAACCATCCAAATGAGATCGGATTTGGTTGTTCTTGCTCTTTCTGTATTATATTGGGTAATAATTGCATCGATTGTACCTGCAAGCAAACATGGAATATATAATAAAGTATTTACTATGAATCTAAACCAAGGCGAAGATTGCAAAATGGCACTTTTACTTAATATCTTATACATTAGCATAAGCAACCCTAAAATAATAAATATATTTAGTATCATGGAAAGTGTGGAAGATGATGTTGATGGACTATAAATCATTGTAACGAGGAATAATACGAATATTATACTCATTGACACGCCTATAGCGATTTTAAACCCATTAATCACGATAGTTGGTGCTTGAGGTACCGATTGGTATATATCAGATTTTGAGAATGTAACTACATAATACAATATAATCGCAAATAAAAAACAACCTATTACGAGAGACGTCAATGTAAGTATACTGAAATAATTACTTGATAAACTCAAAAAGTCATAATAATACATGACAAATATAAGCGCTAGGTATAAAAACATGATTGTCATATATTTTATTCGAATTGATGTTAGCATATTATTTGTCAAAAATTTTAAAGGGTTATATTGATACGTCAATCCAATCAGAATAATAAATATTAATATATATATAATGTCCGCGACATTACTGAATGTAAATATGTCAGTCATCTGTGCAGCCGTATTCTCTTGATTATTTACTTGATTATTTTCATCATTATCCATGCTTAATTATATATATATCAAGAATAGAATATAAATTTTATTGCAATACTAGGGAGGTCATTCACATGTTTTCCATGGCGGTTTTTTTTCCATGACATTCGCGACACAGCGCAACTAAATTTCCAACCTCATTCCCCCCACCATATTCTAGCCGTTTTACATGATCCACTTCAAACCAAGCAGTCAGTTGGTTTTGACAATCCCCACATTTCCAACTTTGTTGGGAAGCCACGAATTTTTTCTTGGTCTCGCTTACAGAACGTTTCGTTGCTTTTTTTCCCGACTGAAGTATTCGTTGTTCATTCAAATTATTTGACTCCATAAAGGATGACATAAATGCGCCAGTCCGGTTGTTATTTTCTCTGCCGTTTCCATCTCCCCCTCCCCCACCGCTTTGTTCGCCGGCCGTAAAGTCCAAAATTGGATTAATCATATTCATAGATGACTTATCGATTGGCATATATTTTACCATATTATTTGCATGTAGCAACATAGTTTTACATTGAGCTGGATTACGTTTCAAAAGCAAATAGACGCCGATTCCTAAAACACCATAAAAC